GGGGACGGTGATGACGCCGGGCCCGGGCGCGTGGCAGGGGACACCTTCCCCTACCGGACCCCTGGCGATTACGTCATGGGGTACATGCGAAGCCGCCACGGTGACGCCGGCGAATCGGCACGCTTCACGCGCGCCCTGGCCGATGTCGTATCCAGCGGGACCCCTGGCCTGGTGCCGCCACAGGTGACCGGCGATGTGCTGGGGGTGTGGCTGGGGAACCGCCCATCCATCGACGCGATGTCAAAGCCGGCCCTTCCGCCTGTCGGTATGGAAGTCCAGCGGCCGCACATCTCCCAACACACCGATGTGGGCCCGCACACCGAAAAAGGGCCGGTGGCTTCGCGCGCGTTCACCCTGGACCTGGTGAAGATCCCCCTAATGTCCTACGCCGGTGGGGTGGATGTGTCCTGGGAGCTCGCGAACCGCTCGAGCCCTGCCGCCCTGGACATCGTGTTTCAGGATCTCACCGCCATCTACGGCCGCAAGTCCGACCAGGCCGCCATGAACGGCATTAACACGAACGTGACCCAGGCGGTGACCTGGGACGGTACGGCCGCCACACTGGCGAAGGCGGTGGCGGACGCCGCGGTGATGTGCGCCACGAACGGGGAAGAAAACCTATTCCCTGACACCGTATGGCTGGGCCTGTCCGCCTATGGCCTGCTGGCTAGCCTCACCGACACCGGCGGCCGTCCCCTGTTCCCCTTCCTCGCACCGATGAACGCCTACGGCACCGCGGACGCGGTGGGGAACATTTCGTCCGTCATGGGACTTCGGCCGGTGGTGGATCCGTACATCACCCCCAACACCTTCATTGTGGGGCCGGCGGACCAGGCGGAATTCTACGAAACGCCTGGGGCGCCGGTGCAATTGTCGGTGGTGGATGTCGGGGTGGCCGGATACAACATCGGCGTCATTGGGATGTGGGCCGCCGCCGCGGTGGACCCCGCCCAATTCTGCAAGATCACATCCACCGCCCTTCCCCTGGCCGAAGGGACCGAAGCCGAAGCCAACGGCGGGAACGGCGCGAAGCGCGCGAACGCGAACGCTGGGAAGTAGATGACGGCGCCGAGCTCGAGGGAATCCGGCACCTGGCTAACGGTTGCGGAATATAAGGCTTATGCCCGCATAGATCCGGCGGACACCACCGATGACGCCGCGATCACCGAAGCCGTGGACGCCACCATGGAAGCCCTCGAGCTCCGCGCGCCTGTCGCCTTCGCCCTGGACGACACCGGCGCGCCCATCTTCCCTGTCGTGCCGCGGTCCGTCCACGAAGCCGGCCTATTGCTCACTAACCGCCTGATGTCGCGGCGTAACAGTCCGGACGGTGTGGTGGGGGTGGTCGATATGGGAACGGCGCGCGTGATGTCGTATGACGCGGACATCACCGCCCTGGTGTCACCGTGGACGGAAATGGTGGTGGCCTAGTGGGATCGGCCGCGGACGCGCTGGACATTTGCGAAAAGCTCAAAGCCGCCGGCATCCGCGCCACCACCGACACCGGCGCCCTCAATCCCCCCGCGGTCCTGGTGCCGCCGCCACGGCGGAACTATGACCTGGCCTGTGGCTATTCACAGGTGTGGAACGTGGAAGCCATCGCCCCCGCCATCACCGGCGGGGACCGCGTGACCTGGGCCCAACTAGATGACCTAGTGGACGCGGTGGCCGCCACCTTCGCGGTGGAAACCGCGATCCCGCGCGCGTACGTCCTCGAGGGGAAAACCCTTCCGTCCTACCTGGTGACATTCACAACTTCTGGAGGTGACTAGATGATTAACGAATCCCGCCTGCACAACGGGACCTTGCAACTAGGTCCGACAGGGACAGGACAATTGGATATGTCCTGTCAGATAACCAACGTGCGCCTTACGTCCGCCTACAGCGATGACGGAAACGCGGTGACAACCCTGTGCGGGGACACGAAGCCGGCGCCGCGAAAGTTAGATGGCCACAAGCTCGAAGGGACCATCATTCAGGATTTCGACCTGGACGAAGCCTCTGGCGGTGTCGTGGCCTACCTGTGGGCCCATGGCCTAGAAGTGGTGGCTTACACCTTCACCCCTGACGACACCGCCACCGCGCCCACCGTCACCGGCACCCTGCTAATCGAAATCCCAGGGGACACCTTCGGTGGCGATGTCAACACGCGCGTCACATCGGATTTCGCCTGGAACCTTCAGGAAAAGCCCACCTTCGCCTGGGCGGTGGGTGGACCGCTCGAAGCCTCGAGCTCGAAGGGGAACGGGGAAAAGAAAGCCGCCGCGTAGGTGGCCACCACCGTGCGCGTCATCGGCGCGATGCAACTAAACATCACCATGACCGCGGCGGCCGCCGAGCTCACCGACATGGCCACCGGCTTTTCCGAAGTCGGGGACATCGTGGCTACCGCCTCGAGCCGCACCGCGCCGCGCCGCACCGGCGCCCTGGCCCAGTCCATGGGACACGAAGCCGGTGGGAAGAACACCGCGGTGATTACGTCACCGCTTATCTACGCCGGCCCGATCCATTGGGGCCGGCCCTCGCACAACATCCGCGCCGATCCCTTCGTCACCGACGCCGCCGGCGCCACCGAAGACAAACAGGTGGGCGCCCTCGAGCGCGACGCGCAACGGATCCTTAACCGCGTACGGGGGGCCTGATGTCCACATTTCGCCAGGATATGGAAGTGGTCCTAGACGGTGAGGTGTTCAAGTGTCAGACACGCGCCGTGGATCACACCGCCGCCGAAGTCCTCACCGCGAAGGATGGCGGGACCATCGAAACGCGGCCGGTGTCGCATGGCTTCCGCATCGCGTTTGCCGCGTTCCGCCGGTGCCATCCGGAAAATGACCTAAGCCGGTCCTTCGGCCGCTTCCTCGAGGTGCTAGATGAAATCCGCCAGGAGGGGGCGCCCACCGATGACGAAGGGGTGGAGCTCGAGCCGGACGCGCTGGACCCTACCCACATGGCGGATGGGGCCGCCTGGCCGTGACCCTGGCGGTGAACACAGGTGTGGCGCCGCGCGAATGGCTACGGGACCCCGCCGCCATGGTGACCGCGGCCGATGTGATGCGCGAACAGGCCGCCGAGCTCGAGCGGAAGACGAACAGGGGATGACCTAGTGGCCGGTAACGCGCGCCTGATGATCCAGATATTGGGGGATTCATCGTCCGCGGTCGCGGCCATGGGGAAGACGAAGACCGCCACCCAGGAAGCGGGGGGCGCGGCCACGAAGACCGGAACGAACATCGCGGGGGTGGCGAAGGCGGTGGCCACCGGATACGCGGTCACGAAGGTTATGGAATTTGGAAAGTCCACGGTGGAAGTAGCGGGACAGGCCATCCAGGCAAACCACCGATTGGAACAGGTCTTCCGTGGCGCCGGCGACACCACCGGAACATGGGCCCAACATGCCGAAGACCTAGCCTCGAGCCTGGGGCGGAACATCGGCGTGTCCCCCACCGTCATAAAAAACGCGGAATCCATCCTGGCCACCTTCCACGCGGTGAGCGGGGAAACAGGGATGCAAGCGGGGATCTTTGACCGCGCCACGAAGGCGGCCGCCGACCTGTCCGCCGCCGGCTTCGGTGATATGTCGGGGAACGCGAAGCTACTGGGGAAGGCTTTACAGGATCCCACCCAGGGGATGGGCGCCCTTCGGCGCGCCGGCGTCAACTTCTCCGCCGCGCAAATCGAACAGATCAAACACATGCAGGAATCCGGTGACCTGCTGGGCGCGCAAAAGCTAATGCTTCAAGAGGTGGAGGGGCAGGTAAAGGGGACCGCGGCCGCCACCGCCGGCGCCGGCGCGAAACAGAAGGTGGCCTATGAGGAAATGCAAACCGCCATAGGCACTTCGCTCCTGCCGGCGGTGAAGGTGCTTCGAAAAGAGCTCACCGGCATGTTCAATTTCGTGTCCGCGAACGCTTCGTGGCTAATCCCCTTGATCCTCGCGCTAACCACCTTCGCGGTCACCGCCATGGTGGTGAGCAAAGCCATACAGGGGATCAGTCTGGCGGTGAAGGGATTCACCGTCGCGATCAACATCGCGAAAACCGCGTGGATGTTGCTAAATCTGGCCTTCGCGGTGTCACCCATCGGCGTCATCATCGTGGCCATTCTGGCCGTCATCGCCATTCTGGTGATCCTGTATTTCAAAGTCGATTGGTTCCGAAACTTCGTCAACACCGCCATGGCGGACATCGTGGGATTTTTCGTCGCGGGGTGGAACATGGTGGTGGAGATCTTTAACGCGGTCACCGGCTGGATTTCCTCCGCCCTGTCCACCGTGGAAGACGCCATCACCTGGCCGTTCAAACAGGCATGGAAGGGGATTCAGGATTTCATCCTGACCCCGCTATCCACCGCCTTTGACGCGGTCACTGGCTGGATTTCCTCCGCCCTATCCACCGTGGAAAACGCCATCACCTGGCCGTTCAAACAGGCATGGAAGGGGATTCAGGATTTCATCCTGACCCCGCTATCGACCGCCTTTAACGCGGTCACTGGCTGGATTTCCTCCGCCCTATCCACCGTGGAAAACGCCATCACCGCGCCGTTCAAAGCCGCGTGGGATTTCATAGATAACAACATCCTGGGCCCGCTCAAGTCCGCGTGGAACGGGGTGGCCAACACCATTAACGCCATTCATGTGTCCTTCACCATCCCTTCTAACGCCATCACCGACGCCCTCCACATCGGGGGGAAGGGCTTTGACTGGTCACCGCCCTTCCACATCCCCACGCTTCAGTCCGGTGGCCTGTTGACGCGTAGCGGCTTGATCTACGCCCACGCGGGGGAAGCCATCATCCCCGCGCCGGTGTCCGCTCGAGCTCGAGGGGGCCCGCTGGTGGAAATCGCCCACGCCCATTTCTCCGAACGGATCGACGCGGACACCTTCGGCCGGCGCCTGGCCTGGACGATCCAAACGGCGGGGGTGTGATCCGGTGGTGTGCGTCCGGCGCGCCTGGCTGGTGATGGGCCCTCGAAGCCTCGAGCTCGAAGACGACACCGCGTCCTACGCGTGCACCGAATTGGACCTGGGCTTCCCCGAAGTAAGGGACTCTCCGGTGTCGCCCAGGCCGGACAGGGATGGCACCGATGACCGAACGCGCCTGATGGGAAGCCGTCCGATTAGTGCCAACATCACCGCGGACGAATCAGGCTGGATGACGCCGGACGAAATCGCCACCCTGTTCGCGCCGTACATGGTGCCCAGCGCGCGGCCGGTCCTTCACTACGTCCTAGACCGCCCAGGGACGCCGGAACGCTTCGTGACGGTGCGCGCCGCGGACTACGGATGGCCGATTACCGGCGGCCGGACGCGCGACATACACCTGGCATGGGTGGCGCCTGATCCGGTGATGCGCGACCCCGCCGCGCGCGAAGCGGTGTCCCATAGTGGATCATCGACCGTAGGCGGCCGCACCTATGACCTGGCCTATGACCGGACCTATGTGGCCGGCGCCGGCGCGCCCACCACAGGGGTGATCGAATCGCCTGGGGATGTGGCGGTGCGTCCGGTGGTGGACATCTTCGGACCGATCACTGATCCGGTGGTCACCTTCCAGGTACAGGATCCGCCGCCGGCGGTGGTGCGGACCTTCGCGCTTCGCTTCGTGGCCGGCTTCCGGATCGACCCTGGGCGGTGGATCCGCGTGGACACCGACGCGCGCACCGCGGCCGATGACACCGGCGCCAACATCATGGGATCCCTGGATTGGGCGGGGACACAATGGCCGGTGTTACCCACGGCGCCGGCGTCCACCTATATGTCCCTGGCGGGGACCACCACCACCGGCGTGACCCAGGCGGTGGCCATGTGGACGGACGGATACCTGACGTGACGGTAACCGCCCTCGAGGGGACACCCCCTGCCGAGCTCGAGCGCGGCCAATGGCGCTTAACCCTTCACCGCCGCAGCTTCGCGAGCCCTGCCTACGCGCGCGACACCGGCCTGGCCGAAATCTCCGACGCCCGAAGCCGCCGCCTCGAGCTGGCCCTAAACGGCGCCGCCACCCTGACGTTCACCCTGGACGGCGCGTCACCGGCGGCCGCCTGGCTTCAGGAGCTCACTACCGAAGTGATGGCCTGGCGGTGGGACGCGGACGCGGCGGCGGACCGCCTGATGTTTCGCGGGGTGGTGGCCCAAACCCAGGATTCAATTTCCGAAACCGTCCACACGGTCACGGTGACCGCCCACGATTACCTGTCCGTAGCCTTCCGCCGGCCGCTCACATCACCCAATGACCTGACCTACACCCAAACGGACCAGGATGACATCGCGGCGGACCTGTTAGCCCGCGCGTCCGATGGCTTCACGAAGGGGGACGGCACACCGCTCGCGCCTGGATCACACCTTCCCCTGGCCCTGTCGCGCGTGAACCCTGACGGATCGGCGCGGCCAGGCAAGTCCGGCCGGCTTCGTGACCGGACCTATTCGGGGGGGAAGTCGATAGGCGAAGCCCTCACCGAACTAGGCGCGTGCCAGGGTGGTTATGACCTAGATGTGTTACCGGCCGCCGATTCGGCCGGCACCGATTACCTGCGCGTGTTCTACGGCGCCCAGGGGGTGACGCGTTCGGACCTGGTGCTCGCCTATGGCTCGAGCGTTTCGAGCGTGTCGCGGTCCGTCAACAGTGTGGATTATGCCAATTACGTCCGCACCACCGGCGCCGACACCGGACCGCCGCAACAGTACGCGGACGCCGCCAACGCGGACGCCGCTAGTGGCATCCCCACCGAAGACGGACGCCTGCCGGTGGGCCTGTGGGCTTCCACCGCGAACGCGGCCGATGTCTCACTGGACGCCACCCTGGCGGACCAAACCGCTGGGGAGCTCGAACGAAGCGGAATCCTGATCCCTTCCTACACATTGGGGATCCGGCCGGAATGGTGGATCCCCGATAACCCCGCCATGGGTGACACCGTGGCCCTGGTGATCCGTAGCGGCCGCCTCGATGTGTCCACCACCGTCCGCGTCCTGGGGATCAACTACGCGGTGTCCGATGACGGCGCCGAAGATGTGGAACTAACGGTGGGCCGGCCGGCCCTCGAGCTCACCCAATTGTTCCGTGGACTAAAACGCGATGTGGACGCCCTCGCCAGGAGGTGACGCAAGGTGACACGCCAAAATCCGATTTGGCTTCAGGATTTGACCTACCCCGCCAGTGTGGACCGCGC